ATGTTTACTTTGTCTGCCCTAGTAAGTCCCTCTAATCTTCTGATATCATCTTCAAAGTCTTTTATGCTTTTATCCACCTCCAAGACAAGATCGATACCAAGCAGAACACCATTGTATTCTGCTCGATCAAGATTGTATTTAGGAATCTTTAACAAAAAACAATGCCTCTCATACAATGCTCGTAAACGATCTATCTTCCTAAAAGTATAAAGTCTATCTCTACCCATTTTTAATATCCTCCTTTATTGCTAGTCCAATGTGATAGGCATGTTGGGGAACAATTGCATTCCCTAACATCTTTAGTCTTTGAGGTCTGTTTTGTTGTTCGGTTGTGATTCTTGGGATTCCTCTAGGTTCGTCCATCCAATAGGATACCCCATTAGCCACTCTGTCCAATCGCAATTGAGTCTCGCATCTCCCTCGGTCTGATACATCTTCATTGTGAGGTCGATCTGTCTCCCATCTTTCAATCGCTTTTCGTAATACTGATTGTTGCCATTGTATGAATGTTTCACTTGACCACTGTTCGGAGTTGGAAATTTCCACTCTTCCATCCTCGGTGGTCTTAAAGTTACCCCATTCATCATAGATTGAGCTTCTGTCTCTGATAGTTCTCCCCTCTCCACTTTCTTTCTGAAGATCATTGTCTGACCCTCTGATGCATGTCCGAATCCCTTGGTTGTCGGAGTTGGATACATCTCCATTGTCTTTGGGTCTACTTGTTCTCTTAGATTGCTTGGTCTCTTTCTGCCTTTCCTCGCACCCTCTTGCAATCTCTTCGTTCCCTCTGCCGATCTTGGTGGTAGATAATCCATGGTAGTAGGAGTCGCCCAAGTTTTTACAGACGATCCACACTCTGTCTCGTTTGTGTCTTGCTCCGATACTACTAGCCGAAACAACAAATGTCCTCGTTTGGTAGTTGAGGTCTTCCATTGCAAACAATGCCTCGTCAAGTCCCATGGAGACATGCCCATATACGTTTTCGAAAACACAATAAGAGGGTCTAACTTGTTTAACAATTTCATGGATGTACGGAAAGATGTGTCTAGGGTCTTCCGTGCCAAGCCTTTTGCCACTTGTGGAGAATGGTTGACATGGATATCCTCCACTAAGGATTCCGATGGGTTGTTGAATAAATCTTTTTGGGTCACTTGCTATCTCCTTTACATCATTAAAGATTGGTACGTTTGGAAAATTTTTTGCTAACACTTTTTGACATGGAATATCAAAGTCACAAAATGCTATGGGTTTGGATAGGTTTGCCCATTTAAATCCAAGAGCAAACCCACCAATACCACTACATAAATCAAGATGATTAATCATCAAATACATCTCCTTTTTTCATAGCATGGAGCATGGTCGTAGGTTTTCTTACCACTCGACCATATTCTATTTCTTTTAAAGCACGAGGATCATCTTCAAACATTTCATTCTCCTCCAACTCTTGTGGAGTTTTTTTAGCATTTGCTTTTTGAAGATCTCTTTGAAGATCGACTATAGAATTTCTATATCTATAGCCTTTTGATCTTCCTCTGATTTTACTGTAACTTGTTGTCATAATTCTGCCTCAAAACTGCATGATCCTTGTTCAAGTATACAATCATAAATCTTTTTCCCAAGATTCAATCTTGCATACCACTCTAGATAATATCTAACTCCATTCTCAGTATGCTTATGAGGATGTTCTTTTTCATCTAAGAAATCTTGAAGTGATTTATTATTATAACTCTCACGAGTATCAAAGAATTCATCTAAAAGTTTTTTATACTTTCCTAGTTTTCTTTCACACTCAAGTTTACCTTTGACAATATCTTTCTTGTTGTCTTCGTCAAAGTAATAGTGAAGAAAGTTTGCATTTCCCTCTACTCCAAAGAACTCGGCATCAGTGCTTGATTGAACTCCAAACCAAAACTTGCCCTCAATATCTCCATGATAATATCTACCCATTATTTCCTCCTTGGTAATATTTATCTATTAATTGGTAAACTCTGTTTCTAAAAGCATGATATTTACTTCTATCTTCATCGTCATTCCAATCGATCTTGTGACCCACCTCTTCCAATAAATTTGGAAGAGATGTGTCTAATGTTATGAATTGATGATCATGCATTCTATTTCTCCATTTATCATCCATTACATTTCCCTTTCAAAACTTCTGAAAGTTTCTAAAGCTTTTTCAAATGGCATGTCATTAAGAATAATACACTTTGGAAACTTATCTTTTATGTATGCCATGAGTCCTCCAAAATTATTCTGAATTTTTGCAAGACTATACTGACCACTCTTGATGTCTTTCTCATCTCTAAAGAACATGATATTTTTCTTCATGTTCTTTTTCAAAAGTTTAGTATCAAGCCATTTATATAACTCGTCATGACAATAATGCTCCAAGTCTAAGTCTGTGGAATAAGTTTGCCCACCATACTCCCAAGTTGATTGACCAAACTTTTCAACACACCATTTATCAATGTCTTGAAGTCTAAAACCATTCTCATGCCATGCATGTTGCCTATCACTTCCACCATGACCATCGTTTGATACCTCAACTGCTTTTTTGCCATTGATGTATACAGTTGCATTATAGCATGGAGTTTCTTCTGATCCTCTTGCATAGTAGGATATATTCTTCATTTCTATTTTATCTATTTTCATTTTTATCTCCTTCGATAAGTTGTAGAAAAGGTTTGTAATATAAATCCTCAACTGTCCAATCGTTAAGGATTTGCTCTGCACATTGACGAACAAATCTGCCACTAAACTTATGACCACCGACCATGAACTCTTCTTGCTCGATCACTGTCAATGCTTGATCATTCGTCAATCCCTCGTCATTGAGTAAAGAACCCAAGTGAGTTTCTACATCAATAACTAAATCTTTTAATCTACTCATTTTATACCTCCGTAAATATATTTTAAAACGTCTTTCATTTCATCTTCTGAAACTTGAATTACTCCCTCTTCAATCCACTCCCCATTTTCAAACATATCAATGCCATTCTTTCTTAAAATAAATTCTCTAAAACTAGGAACTTTTAAGAAACCCTCGACCATTAGACCATGAGATTTACTTATAGTAGACATTCCACATTCCCATCTGCTAATCGTTGAATCTCCAAATCCTAATAACTTTGATAGTTCTTTAGCACTTTTATATCCCATCTCTTTTCTTAAAGACTTTATCTTTTTTGCACTTATAATCTTCATTAATATCTCCGTAATAGTTATATAATCTTTTAACATTTAATTACAAGTCTTTGCAAGTTTTATTTAATTAACATGTTAAAGGCCTGGATCTTGTGTCCAATTTCTAGGGTTATCTTTATGGTCGTCTGCAATTCTTTTTTCATTCAACTGAAAGATAATCCCATTGGTATTCAACTTGTTAAGTAACTTTTGCATTTCGACATCATCCTTTAATGCAAACAATTCTTCATTCTTAGTTCTGATTGCATTTGGAAAATCATTTGGATGCATCCTTGCTTTTCGAATATCCATTCTTGTAACAATTGCCCACCCATCAGAGTTGTCGTCAATTAAATATGGTATGTTTAAAACTCCTATCATTTACCTACTCCTATTTCTTTTTCTATACTCTCTTAACTTTTGAGCTTTTTCTAAAATCTCTTCGTCTGCAAAGTTTTTCTTTAATGCTACTGCAACTCTTTCTTGAAACCAATCACTCTCCGTAATTACATCAAGTTCATGGTAAACAAAATTTTCTAGTGCTTTTGCTAGTTCTAAACTAGTTGGTCTTACGTCTTTCATTTACTTGCTCCTAACTGTTATTATTATATCTTGAGGTATCGAGGATAAATTTTCTGTCCATCCTCGACCTCCACATGATGGACAAGTAACAACTTCCTCACAACTGATTGGTATGTTTCCATGTCCTACACATTCTTCACATTCATATTGTAATGTTGCCCCACTATCTTTAAGCATTGCCAATTGACCATTGATCATTTTAGTCCTCCTCATCTAATCTTAACTATTTTAAAATGTTTACAAAAATCATATAACTCTAGGTTGTAGTGATATTTGTAAGTAATCATATCGTCATGATATTCTGATGCTAAAAAACCAAAGGCTTTGTTTCTAGATTTAAATCTTTTGTTTCTATAATCTTCAAACTTATCAGACTTAATTAAAGGTTTTATTTTAAATGTTAGTTTCATTGTTACCTCCACTCTTTGTAATAAAGATCGCCATCATCATCCAAATAAAGATCCTTGATGTTACAATTGTTCTCTTCAATCTTATCAACCATCTTATCTTCAAATCCTTTTCTGCCGACATAATCATAAAATCCATCATCCTCACTTGTTTGAACCCAAACATAATATTGTTTTGCTCTTTCAATTAAATCCAAAACATTTTCATAATTACCACTACAAAGCATCTCCATTCTTTTCTCCTCCTTTTTTTGTTTCTCTAATTTATGATCTATCAAGTCTAGTAATTCATCTACAACAAAAGTACTAAATGAAGTCCACTCTTCAAAAAGTTCTTGACCAATTACATTAACAATAGCTTTTTCAATAGGGTTACATACTGTTGAACAAAGATTACGATCTAACCCATTGATGTGATCTACAGTTACATAATTTAAATTAGAATGATTTCCCTTATTCCATTTAGAATCTTCAACATCTGAAAGATTGGCAAATAGATAAGCATCAGTTAATAACTTTAATAATGTAATCTCATCTTTATTTAGTTTTCTTAGTGTCTTCATTTTATCCTCCGTTAAAGTTTTTTCCTTTACCCTACCCTCTGCCACAACAATTGTCAACAACTAATTGCAACTATTTACAATTATATTTACTTATATAGTCTTTTTCACAACGAAAATAATTTTAAAAATATTTTTGAAAAAGGTGTGGTAACTGTGGTAACTGTGGTAACTGTTGTTTTTAAAGGCTTTTTTAGGATATTTTTACCACACTTTACCACATCTACCACACTTTAAATAATCTAAATGCACATGTGCGAGATTTTGTTTTTTCCAAATTGATTTGGTTGTAGAAATCCCTTATATTGGCTTCATGGCTAATGTAAATAAACTTACTGCAAGACAAAAAGAGTTTGCTAAACACTATGTTGAGGGTATCTATTCTGCTAAACAATGTGCAGTTAAAAGTGGTTATTCAGAAGATAGTGCTAAATTTCATGCATCAAGAATGTTAAATGGAAAAGATTTTCCTTTGGTAGTTGAATATATTAAAGAACTTCGAGATGAAAGAGAAAGAAGATATGGAGTAACTTTAATTGGTCAATTAAAAAGATTATCTGAACTATCTCACAAAGCAGAGGAGGATGGTCAATTTTCTGCATCAATAAATGCAGAAGTAAAGAGATCTGCATTGGGTGGTTTAACAGTTGGTAGGCGAGGACAAAATCACAGTCATCAACTTGATAAACTTAGTCGAGAAGAAATAGTTTCTAGACTACATCAAATTAGATCAGAATATCCTCATGCTTTCGTAGAGGGTCAATTTAAGAAAGTAGATGATGACAGAGAAAAATCTTTGGTTGCAGTTAAAGAAAAATCTACCTCCAAAAACTCATTATCAAAGAATTGAAAATAGAGTTTCAAATGGCATGTGTGACACATTTTTGTGCCATAATGGTATTTCTGTTTTTGTTGAATTAAAAGCAACTAAAAGCAACCATGTTTTAGTGCAAAGATCACAGATTGCTTGGAATATGTCCCTTTTTTCATCAAAAGGGTTGTCTTTTTTCTTGGTAAAGCACCTCTTGACCTCTGATCTATTTTTATTTGAAGGGGGTCAAGCCATTGAATTATATGAAAAAGGCTTACTTGCCAAGTGTCGATTGCAAACAAAAGACATGACAAAAATCGTAGAAAATATTTTCTGCAGCCCTTAACATGTTAACTATCCAGGCCTTTAACATGTTAAGGGTTTTGCGTCTTGCGATTTGTGACCGTTTATGATGGTCAAGGATGTCTTGCGTCTTGCGATTTGTGACCGTTTGTTGAAAAGAAAAAAGAGACTAAGAAGAGGAGTTCTTAGTCTCTAAATTTTGATAAGTGAGCTATCCCGATTAGCTCACTCATTAATTAACATGTTAAAATATCAATGTAAAGGATAAGAGATATTTTTAACTTTTGGATTATAACAAGCTTTGCAATCTAAACATTTTCCATCTTGTTTATATGCAATGCATTCTAAACCAAAAGCTTTTTTATTCTTATGAACTGTTGATGTATTACTAAATTCTTTCAATGGTTCTTGATCAATGTTTGGTGAAGAAATTCTTAAACAAACATTGTCTGGGAGTTTTTCAATTTTTAAAACTTGTCTCCACATTTTATATTCTTTGGATGGTATCCAATGCTTTATATCTGGAGTTTGTTTACAAATTTCTAGAATGTTTAAACCCATAAAAACATTTTGAATGTCTCCACTATCAAACCATCTAAAGAATTTTTTCTTTTGAGATTGTAATAACCAAACCATTATTGGAATAAAATCTTTACTATTAAAGAATTCTAAACGTCTAGCCATTGCATCCTTAACCACTGGGAAAACATAACAACCTTTTAATGCATAACAACCATTGCAAACCGTCCCTTTTTTCTTGGCAAGTTTACTACCAGTTTTACATTTTCTAGCATCTAAAGAAATTGATTTAACGCCTAATTTAGATGTATTGGAAAGCATTTTTTTATAGAATGCTTTCTCATTTTTAGATAAGTTAATCATTATTTTTTCACCGAAATTCTTTTATGTGCTTTTTTATAATGACCCTCAACCCAAGATTTTTTAACATGCTTAATATTAAAGTTTGGGTTTTTAGTTTTAATAATTTCTTCTTTTAAATCTTTTAATTCAATATCTAAAAGTTTTTTCATTGCATTAAATGCTATGTATTGATTAACAATATCTTGATTATTGATTTTTTCGATATGCTTTTTAAAAGTATTTATTTTCATTTTTTTATCCTTCCTAATAAATATAACTATTTATAACAAGTAATTGCAACTATTACAAGAACTTTTTAATTAACATGTTAACTACGGTCGCTTGACCTACGGTCAAGCTTATTACGGTCACGACCTACGGTCGTGGTTTATATACGGTCTTTTT